ATATCGCTAATGATGTTGACAATGCGTTAGACGACCAGATAGGCTGGGTCAACGATATTCTGTTTGACCTTGTGCAAAAGGAGGTGTAAGTGATTAGTAAGAATTATGATTTCAATGTTTGGTTCAATGAGGATGAAAATAGATTCACTGTTTACGCATTCAAGTTAGTCATTGACCATAATGGATTGCTCGATACTGCTTCGAGTGACATTATCGATCGAATTGATATTTATGTTGACGATAAGATAACAGTCCAGGAGGCCGAGGTTATTACCTATGTTCTCAAGAGCGGTGACTGGACTGGCACAAACGGTCTAGACTACCTTTACGGTGTTGAGGATTGGATTAGTTGGGGTGAACTGTTTGACAGTTCAGACCCAGTTCCACAATTGCTACAAGACTTGGTGGATAGACTGCCAAGTAATAAGTTAGATTATCAGGAGGTATAAGAATGGCTTTAGAAGTTGAACAGGTTATCCACACTTGGGATAAAGAAAATATGGAGCAGTATATTTCTCACTTTTGTGAGGACGATATTGAACTCACTGACGGTCAATGGCAGGCGATTGCCGAATACCTTGACTTCAAGATTAGTATGGCCTATGTCCCAGTTCTCAAGGTTGTGCTGACGCATTACCTACAAGGGGAATACGACGAAGCACCTGACGGAAACATTCGTAGGTTCTTAGGACTATAGGGAATAAAACAATCAGGTATAGACTTATACCATATACACAACAACATTAGGAGAGCATTATGAATAAATTTTCAATCAAGATTATTGGCAACTACAAAGAAGTTGGTGAAGCCCTTGAGGGTATCACCGGCGAAAACAAACAAGCAACCGAAGCCCTATTCCGTGGCCTTGTGAAAGAGTCTGTAAACAACTTACAACTCGCACCATACGGCAACGAAACTGAGGACGGTATGGTTGCTATCGCAAACTTCAACACGGACAAGAATGTTCCGACTGAGAACCTAGACGCATTCAAGTCTTTGTTCCCTTCGGCGGACATTGAATTGCTGGTGCTTGCATAATGACAAAACTATCACCACACGCAAAAGCCTTGCTTGATACGGTAGCAGATAAGCACTTGGGTTACACCATTGCTCGGGCCACCATTGAAGCAGAGTTGAAGAATGAACTTGAGGAACGAGTCTCCTCATTCCGTATCGAGCGAGATGTTGCTATGCGACTTGCTGATGAAGCAGGTGTGCCACGCACTCAACTTGGTAAAGCGATTGGGACTACAAACTATCGAACAGTTCAAGACATTCTCAACTCTGCCAATGAGGGAATCCCTCAGGCGGAGAATGTTAGCACCAAGTTCTCGCTATCTTGTATCAACCCAGAGCAGGGCATTTGGAATCTTTCAATTCACAATGTTGGCCCGGGTTCTGTTTCGGGTTCAGCAGAGGTTCGAGTGTCTGGCGAGGAACTTGTCCTCGTCGAGGGTGATGGTTTTGTTATCCCACAGGTATATCGCAATGGGCTTGCTCAAGAAGTTATTGGGCAGATTGCGAGCCAGCAATAGTGGACTTGATTATTTTTACAATCGTAGGAATAATCGTTGGCATTGCTGGGCCTTTCCTGATGGCAGGGTTGGAGTTCAGACAACAACTACCAGCCCTCCCATCAGAAGCCGGAGATTACCCCGAGAGTTCTAATCTATATTTGAAGCACGAATCATACAACAGGTATGAGAACCAAGACTATAAGGAGATGTAATGACTTACTTTGAAGATTCTTTCAACGATAACAATGAAGACATTTACGACATTGATGAACTACAAGAAGAAGCAAATGACCACCGGTCTCAAATCATTGACGCAATTGGCGACGAATCGATCGCTGTTGGTGTTCACTTGGTTGACCGTTCAGACTTCGAGGTCTGGGCTGACGGTGGCTTACTTGGCAGCAAGACTCGCTACTTTATAAACTTTGAGGATTTGCGTGAGACGCTAAAGGAACTTTATCCTGAAGCAGATTGGGAGAATCTGGGTTGGTAAATTCAATGTTGAAACCGTATGCTTATCAAGAGAGGGACATTCAGCGAATCATTGATAACAATGGCACAGGTATTGTCGCTACTCAGGTGGGTGGCGGTAAGACATTGATTGCCATCGAGGTTGCCAAGCGTATCGGCACTAAGACTAACCTTGTGATTGCACCTAAAGGCACACACAAGCGAGCGTGGGAGAAGACGATTCTTCGTCAGATACCTGATGCTACTGTGCGATACATCAATAGCACTAAGGCTGGTGAGCAGGCGTTCTACGACTTGACTACTGGTGTTGCTGGTTGGTATCTGATTGGCCCAGAGTTCTTTCGTAAGTTCCACTGGGGAACTGTGAAGCCAGACTTGGCAGTGTTTGATGAGGTTCACCGTGCGTCTAACCGTAAGAGCAGGACTGCAATTATGTTGCACACGCTCAACGCGGAGCGTCGTATTGGTTTGTCTGGCACAATTGCTGGGAATAAGATTGAGGGTTTCTGGTCTGTGATTCGTTGGGTTTACCCTGATGTTGCAGGTCGTTCGTTCTGGTCTTGGGTTGACAAGTATTGCACCACAAAGTTTGACCCGTTTGCTGGTAAAACAGTTTCGGGTGAGCGTGAACCGGGCGGTATTGTTTCAGCATTGCCGTGCTACATTCGCCACTTGAAGCGTGACAAGTGTTGTGACTTTCACGAGAACGGTATGGACTCAGAGTTGCCTCGTATGCAGACTGAGGAGCGCACTGTTGAATTGTCAGCAGAGCAACGAAGAATTTATAAGAAGATGGAGAAGGACCTAGTTGTTTGGCTCGAAGGTAACCCAATGGTGGCAGAAGTCCCCATTGCTACTCGCATACGTTTACGTCAGATTACGTTGGGTATCCCTACTGTTGACGATAGCGGAGTTGTTTCGTTTGCGGATGATTGTAAGTCCACAAAGATTGATGAACTATTCTCAATCGTTGGTGACCTCCCAGATGGCGAACCTTTGCTTATTCTTACTCATTCACAAAAGTTTGCCGCTGTCGTCACTGCCCGTCTACAAAAGGCTGGAATCTCAGCTTTTGAGTGGTCAGGTCGTGCAACCCAGCACGATAGGGATAACGCATTGGAGTCATTTATTGCAAGAGAAACGCAGGCAATCGTTGCTGTCATTGCAGCAATTGGAGAGGGAACTGATGGATTACAGGAGGTCTGCTCTACTGTGATTTGGTTGTCGAAGGATGATAATCGGTTGCTGAACGAGCAGGCTGCGGGTCGCCTGGACCGTCAAGGCCAGACAAAGAGCGTGTTATCATTTGATATTATCGCTGAGGGAACATATGACGAAGGTCAGTTGTCTAAATTGGTAAAGGACCAGTTGGCAATGAATGCAAGTTTAAGAGGAGAGAAGTAATGAAGGCATCACAGGAGTGGCAGAAGGTAATTCTTGACGCTTACGTTAAAGACCCAGAGAAGTTCAAGAAGGCAGTCCTATGGCAACCAGACAGGGGCTATTGGAAGCGCGAAGCAATGAAAGAGGTCTATGCCATTATGGCTATTGACGCTCTAGTCGAAGGGAAGCAGTAAATGTTTGATGTGTTATTTGCAGTAGGGATCGGACTATGGCTTGGGCTTGCTATTGGTATTCCGCTAGGTATTGAGATGGCGTATAAGCGTCAGCAACTAATCAAGGGAGAGAAGTAATGAGTAATCCAACACATGAAGAAGCCAAGTGGCTTATTGCTCACGCAAAAGAAAACAACAAAGTTGAATGGCTTGCAGGCTGGGATAGTGGTAGGAATTACGGCAAATTATGTGCCGAGGAACGCATTATCAAACTGCTAGAAGAACACGTTTGGCAGTTAGATGTAGCGCCTAATGGTAAATGGAAACAGCGTTGCCGTTGTGGTTTTTATGGCGTATTTAATGAGCACCTAAGCGCTCTAATCAAGGGAGAACAGGATGGCTAAAACACCAAGAAGCCCTAAAGAGGCAAGGAACAAATTAGTAAACAATAAGGCTAAGTCTTTTTCAATAAGTGAAAAGTATTTTACAGATAATGAAAAGTCTAAAAGGGAACGCCTGCGTTCTTTGGCCGAACCAATCAAGGGAAAGAAGTAAATGGAAATCAAGATTTGGACCAAGAACAACTGTGTGCAGTGCGAGCAGACTAAGAAGCAGTTTGTAAAAGAAGGCATCACCTATAAGGAATATAACCTTGAGGAAAACCTTGACCAGTTAGAAACTTTCAAAGAGCAGGGACTGCTGTCTGCACCAATCATTGAGAGCGAGATCGGCACTTGGTCTGGTTTTAGGATTGATAAGATTGGTGACTTGTCGAAGGCGGTCAAGGCTCGAGAGGGTCGCTAATGGCTGTGTTTGGTTGGTGCTTAACTAATCAGCACGAGGGTTGTCTTTTCAATCTTACATCGGATATCTGTAGCTGCGAATGTCACAAGGAGAATAAATGATTATTGGTTTAGTTGGATACGCACGGGTTGGCAAGGACACGCTTGCTGACCTGTTGGTTGAGGAATACGGTTATGAGAAGCGTTCGTTTGCTCAACCTATGCGTGACGCTTTGTATGCGTTGAATCCTAGCCTTGGTGACTACGGCAGGGTGCAGACCGTAATCGATGAGTATGGCTGGGATGGTTACAAAAAGTATCCAGAGTTTGATGAGATTCGTGAACTTATGCAGCGTCTTGGCACAGAGGTGGGTCGCAATCAGTTCGGTGACGACTTCTGGATCAAGCAAGCAATGGCTGTTGACCTTGGGAATAATTATGTATTCTCTGATGTTCGATTTAGTAATGAAGCGTTTGCGATTCGCAAAGCAGGTGGCGTTATCATCCGCTTGAAGCGTGATGGTGTTGGACCAGCAAATGACCACGAGTCAGAGTTAGGTATCGACAAGATCGATATCGATATGGTTATTGAGAATCAAACACCTGAGCAATCGTTGCAACAGGTTATCGAGTTTTTAGAATGGGCAGAGTAATGGCTACACCAGTAGACAAGCACGAACCGGTTCACTTTGGTATTCCAAAGAGCGCCATGGACTCTTGGGTTGCACTGTGCGAAGGCCAGGATAACAACCCATACTATCCGTGCAAGAACAACCCATACTTTTATGTAGACTATGACGGCTATGGTTTCTTCGATGAAGAAGAAGGAAACATCAAGCACCGACTTAGCGAGGATGATTGTGAAGCCTTGTGTGCTGATTGCCCGTTGCTAAAGTTGTGCTACGACTTCGCAGTTGCAAGTGAGCAGGAGCACGGTGTGTGGGGCGGTATCGACTTCGGTGCTGAAGCCTACATAAAAAGAAACCAACTGTTTTAGAATTTACCAAAAGGAGAAAATATGTTACACGATATGCAGGTCCACGACCTGGCGATTCGTCTGCTCAAGTTAGAGACTGAGCGAGACAAGCAACGCAAAGTTGGCGCAAGCCAGATTAGCGACCCATGCACTTACCACCTAGCCAAAGCCTTGGTCAATGCACCGAGTGCACCGTCTAAGTATTGGCTTGGTGGGAAAATCGGAACAGCAACGCATATGCTACTTGAAGATGCTATTGAAAAGGCTGACATTGCTGACTTTCCTGAACTTGATGGTGCCGTAGTTGAGCAGAAGATTACGCTTGGTGAACTACCCGGCTACGGCATCATCAACTCAAAACCAGACTTGGCACTAATCAAGGCCGGTCACTTGATCGACTGGAAAACATCTGGCCGTGACAAGATGAAGAAGATGAAGCGTGTCTTTGATTCGATTGAAAACGGTGAAGCCATCAAGGACTCCGGTAGTTACTCAACCCTGATGAAGTATGTTGCTCAGGTGCAACTTTACGCAATGGGTTTAGAGGATGCTGGCACCCCGGTTGATGGTTGCTCGCTTGTGTTCATCAATCGTGATGGCACGAACGAAGCAGATGTGTGGACTTACACCTTCGAGTATTCTCGTGAGTATGCGAAAGCAATCTGGGACCGACTAGCAACCTTGTGGGACCAGATTCAGAACGGTCTCGATATTGAAGAAATTGAACGGAACGGAGATTGTTTTAAATGCACAATGGGAATCTAGGGGTCAGGGCAATGTTCTTGCTGATGGTGACTGTGACTTTATCAATCCGTTGCTTCATCGCAGGGATCTTGTTCACCGCCGTCACAGAGGTCGACACGCCGTCGCTGAGGGTATTCGTGTGGATACTCGGAATGCTGATAGTATTTGAAGTGCTCTACAAAATCTACAAATTAATAAAGTTTTTAAAAGTCCAAAAGATTTTTTAAAAGTCGGGAATAAACGAATATGTTATCCCGTTTAGTTATATTACACAATGCAATGAAAGGAAACAATGAGCGAGACTAACTTGCCAGAATTAGCATTTGCTAAATTCATTAAGAAGGCCGAAGCACTAAACGCTCCTAAATCAATCTTGCTATACGGTGACCCAAAGAACGGTAAGACTTGGTTGGCTGCATCAGCCAGCGAAGTAGAAGCGTTGTCACCAGTATTGCTAATTGACGTGGAGGGTGGAGCAGCAGCCATCGCCCGAGACTGGAAAGATGTTGACGTAATTAACGTCGAGAACCACGCCAATCTCGAATCAGTGCTAGAGGGTCTGTTGACCACCAAGCACAAATACAAGACGGTAATCATTGACACACTTGGTGTGGCTATGGACCGAGCAGAGAAGTCCTTTGGTGAAAAGCCAGAGAACAAGAACAATAAGTTTGGCAAGTGGGGTGACCTAAAGGAATGGACGAACCGAACAATTCGTGCACTTCACTCAGCACCATTCCTGACAATCCTTATTGCTCACGCACAGGATGAAAAAGACGAGCAGACCGGCGCAGTAAAGATTATGCCAATGCTCCCTGGTTCAGCCAAAAACACCTTGCCAGCAATCCCAGACATCATCGGGTATATGGCTGGCGAGAAAACGGAGGAGGGTGTGAAGCGTGTGCTACACTTGCAATCCTCAGATCGCTTAGTATCAGGAAACCGCTTCGGTCTACCGGGCAAACTCTATGAACCAAGCATGAAGAAAATCATCGATGCAATTAATAAACTAGGAGAAAAGAAGTAACATGAGTGAATTCACTATTAACATCCCATCTGACTTGCCAGCATCATCATCAGGTCAGTCATCAACCCCAGTTCCAGCCGGCAACTATCCTGTAACCGTTTATGAGGTAAAGTCTGAGACTGTAAAGTCAGGCGCAAACGCAGGTAAGCCACGCTTGAACGTTCAGCTACGCATCTCTGAGGGCCAGTACGAAAACCGCCGTGTGTTCGTATACATTCCGCTTTATGTTGCTGGTGACTTCTGGAAGACTCAGTCTTTCTTCGAGTCTCTAGGTTACGACATGAAGGCTGGAGAGTTCAAGGTTCCAGAAGTTGCTGACCTTCTAGGTAAGCCGACTGTTGCTCGTGTGACAGTTCGTGAAGCCGAAGGCCAGTACGAAGCACAGAACAACGTGTCTGGCTTCAACGTCACTAAGGCAGGTTCTGCCGATAGTGCTCTAGCGTCAGTTGGTGCAACACCAGTAAGCGACGCTTGGGTTAACTAACCTTTAGTGGGCAGACCTGAGCCATGTCTTAAAACTGGCTCACTAGCCTCCACTGGTGGAGCATTGGGTTACCTCCTTTCCCTGATGCAGACTTGTTCGATTCAAGTCCGAGGCACGATTCAGACCAATTACGACTGTGTCTGAATAAGCAATAACCGAAACACTGCTAGAGCAAGAGTATCCAAGACTGTCGTATTTCGAGGATTGAGTATCTAGCCACTGAATAGGTGAGCGACTGGTGATAGTGTTCTTAGCGGAACTACCTACTTAGCGGTAGGGCTGTCACCTTAAGGGACTGGAGTAGTTTCGACTGCATGTTAAAGCCGTATACGGACATGTGCAGGACCTGGGTGCAACTCCCAGCAGTTCCACAAGGGTCTTGTCGCTTCCCCTAAGCCTGCCACTTATGTGAGTAGGTAATAGCGACAAACAGCAGTTCCTTTCGCAACGGTACTTTGGTTGATTCCCACGGTACGCAGTCCTACGGAATTGCTGGGTGTCTAACCCTTTGCTGCGGCAGGTTAGGCACTAATAGAATGCACCACACTTGGTTGGTTAGACCTGAGCGCACAGGCAATAGGCCAACCAGGGTGCATCCATCAAGGTTAGTCCACCCGGGAATGTACAAACGGACAAACGGGTTAGATCTCGCTTCTGCAGAAGTAAGCTAACCTCCCGACAGTCGGGCGATTCCGTAGGGGCGATATCCTCGGTCCAGGGTTCTAAGTGTTACGGTAGCACAGCGGTCTCCAACACCGCAAGCGAAGGTTCGACTCCTTCAGGATCTGCAATGTTATATTAAAAAGGAGAAAAGAAAGATGGGCCAATGGAGATAGTAGATTTCCTCGAAACGATTTACGGCAATGGTGCCGGTTACGCAACAATCGTAACCAAGGACGCACACGGCAACCCGACAGTGCAGAAGTTCTTTTCATATCCTGACGATATCGAAGAGATGGTCGCATACTCAAAGGCACAAGCCTCGAGTGACGTTTACTTTTCACCAATCGTTTACTACGAACAGCGTCGCATCCGTGAGAACGCAAAGTCCGTTGCAGTAGTTTATGCAGACGCAGACACTTGTGCGCCTGAGAACTTTCGCCTACAGCCTTCAATTATCGTAAAGACATCTGAAGGTAGATGGCACACTTACTGGGTTCTTGACAACTCGTACGATCCACACCGTATCGCAATGGCTTCAAAGCGTATCGCATACGGCCACAAAGATCAGGGTTGTGACCTATCGGGTTGGAACCCAACCAAGTTGCTACGCATTCCAAACACCGCTAACAGCAAGTACGCTGAGAAGCAGGTTGTAGAAGCGTACACAACAGGTCTTGTTTACACTCTTGATGAAATCGAGAAGGTCTACGCTGACGTTCAGGTTGAGTCCGTGCTTGAGGTTAGCAACGTTCCAATGCCTGAGAAGACTCCAGAAGTTATGGCAGTCCTTGCGAAGTTGCCAGCAAACACTGACATCATGTCGCTATATCTTGAGCAACCACACGTTGGTTCAGACATGTCCAAGATGCTTTGGAAACTTGAGATGGAATTGTTCCGTGCCGGTCTGACTGCTGACGAAGTGTTCGTGGTTGCCAAACACGCCAAGTGCAACAAGTACCACTCACCATCACGCACAAAGCGTTTGGATGCAGATGGTGACCTGTGGCGTGAAGTGATTCGTGCCCAGTCTCAGTTCATAACCCCAGAGCCGGGCATTGAGCCACTCGCAGCTGAGGCCGTAGCAGAGTTCGACCGCACCGTAGATTTCCTAGAGCCAGCAGAGCGTGACTTTGTTGCAAAGAAGTCAACCTTCATTGATAAGTATGTTGGTTGGGCTGCTAAGAAAACAGATGGTGCAGTTCAGTACCAGATTGCTTCGGCGTTCACTGTGCTTTCTGCAGCGTTCTCGGACACCGGATATGGCACACCAAAGTACGGCAAACTAGGTCTGAACCTTTGGTTCATGCTACTTGGTGAAACCACACTTAGCCGTAAGTCAACCTCACGCCAACTGATGCTTCGCATGATTCGCTCATACGAGAAGTATGTTGGATACCAGATTGACATCGGCTCTAACGTGACCGCAGAAGGTCTTGTGAAGCACCTTGCAAGTCGTGACAAGATGACCTCAATGTTCCACCGTGACGAAGTTCAGGGTATGTTCAAGGAGTTCGTTACCAAGACTTACATGGCAACTGCTGCAGACCAGTTCACCGAATTGTATGACGGACACGTTCCTGTTGTGATTCGTTCAACTGGTGGCAAGAGTGCCAATGCAGCCGTTCAGTCAGACCGTGCCGAAACCAACTTCATCATGTACCTGATGGGTATCACAAGTAAGGTGTCAGAAATTCTTACAGTGGATTATTTCCGCTCAGGTTTCTTGGCTCGTTTCTTGTATGTCGTTGCAGACGCACCGGAGCGCACCTACGAACTAGAAGCAGTAGAGCAGGCAACTGATGAAGTTGCTTCATACCAAGACTTCGAGATGGAAGACCTTGTTCGCTCAATCTATGACAGTGCACTTTACTGGCAGAAGAAGGGCGCACCATTCCCTCGCCCAGTTCGCATGACCGATGAAGCACTAGCACGATTCAACAAGTTCAAGTGGGACATGGGAACCTTCACCGAAGGTCACCCAAACGAAGACTCAATCGAGCCTTCACGTCAGCGTCTTGCCTTGTCAATCTGGAAGTGTGCCGTGTTGCTTGCAATGTACGACCGCTCAGATGAAGTTCAGGTAGACCACGTTCTAATCGCCATCCACTACTCAGAGGATTGGTTCAAGAACCTAGTCCGCATGGCTGCTTCGATTAGCGAATCAGAATGGCAACGAGAGGTTGACTACCTTGAAGCATTCGTCACCAACAAGGGTGGGCGTGTTCGTTACGAAGAAGCCTACAAGCGTTTCGGAAACAAGCGTAAGCGTGAGTTCGATGAAATGGTTGACGCACTTCGTTCACAAGCCCGAGTTAAAACAGTTGTTGAAAACCACAAGACATTTTTGGAGATAGTATCATGACACCAGAGAGAGCATTAGTGTTCATCGCTCTTGCAATTCAGTTGCGAGACGGTGCTCATAAACTAACAGACGACGAGTTTAAAGACTTACTAAAAGAAGTCTCATACTTTGGCGTGATGTCAAATCGCCAGTTAGCGAAACTGACCAAGAACCGCATGAACCATGTTGCAATCAGCAGATTCATGCACAAGACAAGCAAGACTGGTGGGGAGGTTAACGGCTCCGATCTTGAAAAGATTAGAGCCATTATATTCTCAAAGAGCATCAAGAAAGTTGATTATCGAATTGTTGTAGATGTGCTGAATAACGGCACATCTTTTAATATGCTTCGCAGGTTGACCGGTGTGAACTGGCATGCACTCAACAAGTACAAGAAGGAGAACAGTGGACTTATTTAGCAGAAAAGCCTCATTCGCTGAGGTGGTAAAAGACGGCAGGGCACTGGACTTCCACGCCGACCGCTACGAGAGCGGCTCAAGGGATGCTTTGGCCAAACTGTGCTGGCAGACAAGGATGCAAAATGCCTCTAATTCTTAGCCTAGACCCTGGAGAAACCACAGGGGCTGCAATCATAGGCTTTGAGCCTAATCAGGGCCCAGCAGTATTCCACCACTGGCAGGTCACAGGAGGCCCAGTAGGCTTCATAGAGTGGTTCAATGAACTACCAGTCGACCTGTATGATGAAATCGTCTGTGAGTCGTTTGTGCTTCGCCCTGGAGTGCATGGAGCAAACATCACCCCAGCCTATGTAATCGGTGCTTTAGAGGCTTTGGCCGAGGTGCCAATCACCTACCAAATGCCTAGCCAAAAGAAGTTAGTCCCAGATTCAGTCCTAAAAAAAGGTCTAACAACTTACAAGCCCGGAGAGCCTCACGCAACAGACGCAATAAGACACGCTATAATTTACTTAAGAGGACGTGGCCACAAGCCTACGCTCCAAAGATTCTGGCCGGAGGACTAATGCCAAGTTACGATTACCAATGCCCTCAATGCGAGTGGGAAACTACAGAAATCCGTAGCATCCACGAGGACCAGAAGACCACGCACTGCCCGAACGAAGACTGCACCGCACCGCTTCGCAGGGTTTACAACAACATTCCACCAGTTATTTTTAAGGCTGATGGTTTCTACAGTCGTGACCAGAAACTACAGGTCACTTATGATGGACAGGACATCTAATGCCGTATTACATTACTAACAAGCACCCAAAGTGCAAGAGTGGCTGGGCTACAGTAAACAGCGCCTACGAGATTAAGTCGTGCCACAAGACAAAGCAACAGGCAGTTGACCAAATGGTTGCAATCTCAATCTCTCAGAAGATGAAGCCAGGTGGCACATTCCCTAAAGACCGCAAGAAGGAATCATTCCTCTCAATCTTTAAGTTCTTCAAAGAGGCTGACGACAACTCATACAACCCACCAGTTGGTGTGCAGAACGCCGCAAAGCGAGCATTAAAGTGGATCTCTGAAGGCAAAGCCGGACCAGGCTTCACAAGCGTTGGTCGCAGACGAGCAACACAACTAGCAGCTGGCGAATCAGTTACTCGTGATGTTGTTGCTAGAATGAAATCATACTTCGCACGTCATGCAGTTGATAAGCAGGCAACTGGTTTCAACTCTGGCGAAAAAGGTTTCCCAACTCCAGGCCGTGTGGCGTGGGATGCTTGGGGTGGCGATGCTGGTGCTGCTTGGGTAAAGAGAATTAATCTCGATAATAACAATGACAACAGCAATGACAACAACAACGATAACGACAACAATCAAGACGATAATTAACACAACTAAGAAAGGGCGACAACTTGCAAAAGAAATGTAAAGTATGCGACCTGCTCCCAAACGAGCAAGTGTCGTCTGAAATACTAACCAAGTCAAGCCGTTGGGTTGCTGAGAAATACAACTTCAGCAAGTCAACCGTAAACAACCATCGCTCTCGTTGTGCTGGAATCACGATTCCACGAAGCACCGAGAAAGCAATGGAAGAACAAGAGCACCAAGAAGTAATTTGGAACGGCGACAAGGGCGAACTTCGCACCGGCTCACTAGAACAATCCCTTAGCGGAATGTCGCCAGAAGCAATCCTTCACCTCTTTGGGCACAACCCAGACGAGGTTGAAATCATTGGCACCCTTCGAGAGAAGCACAGTCAGTACTGGAGCCGTGACCTTGAGCAGATGTTGTGGAAACACAACTACGCTTTCGGAATCGCTCGCAAGTCAGGCACACAAGCCAATGACACCCCAGACCCAATTGCCCTGATGAAGGAACTTGGTCTGAAATCAAAACCAAAAACAAACTTCAAAACTAATGGGAAAGAATCATCGTGGGTATTAGACTGGGCCGACTGGCAAGTTCACAAGGCCGAAGGCGGAGGCGCATTGGGCTTCGTGCAACGCTTCGACTCAGCATTAGAGTCCGCCCTAGAAAGACTAGAAGAACTGCGAAGCACAGGGCGTAAACTAGACGAACTTGTAATCATTGGCGGTGGCGACATGATTGAGGGTTGTGTAATCTATCCTCAGCAGTCATTCCACATTGATGGTCACCGTCGTGACCAGATTCGCCTAGCAGTAGCATCAATCCTCAAAGGATTGCACACACTCGCACCTCACTTCGAGACTGTGCGTGTAGTTGTTGTTCCGGGCAACCACGGTGAACACCGTATCAACGGCAACCGAACTGCCATTGGCGACAACGACGACCTTCTCGTATTTGAGATGGCTGAGGTAGGATTGAAGAACGATCCAAACATGCAGCACGTCTCATTCGAGATTGCCGAAGATGAAGTATCAATGGTCACAGAAATTAAGGGTTGGAAATATGGTATTACTCACGGTGACGTGTATGGTCGTGGCGGTGGTAATGGTATCCGTAATAAAGTCTTTAACTGGGTCCGAACCATGGCGGCAAACCGTCACCCTGTCGGCCTTGTTGATGTTCTGGTTACTCATCATTTCCATCACGACGCACTAGAAGATTGGGGTTCAATGCTATGGGTTCAAAATCCAACAATGGATGGTGGAAGTCACTATTACAAAGAAGCAACAGGCCACTACGCTCGTCACGGGATGAACTCATGGGTAGTCACCCCTCAAGAGCGTTTTCAAGACAAACAAATCCTAAGGTAAATTACCTGCAAGAAACCGTCTATGACGAAGCAACAAATACAGAACTCATCATACACTTTGTATGTGCTTGTGATGAACGAGTAATCCGACTTGATGACAGTGTGCATTTCTACTGTCCACACTGCGACCGAACCTGTTACGCAGGCAACTGTCAAAAGTGCAAGCGATTGTTCGATTCTGAATAAAGCAAAACCCCCGGCTCACCTCTGACCGGGGGTTTTGTCTTGTCGGGTATAAATTAAGGCATAAATACTGCGATTGCAGAAACAACCACTGCTAGTGCAGCAATCACGATTGCAAGTTTATTGCTCTTGTCGTCACGCTGAGTCTTTAGTTCCTTTACATCAAGTTCAATCTCGTTGATGCGAATGTCTTGAGCGTCAAATTTCTTTTCCATACGGTCTTGCGATTCACGCATGTTGCGAACGCTCTCCTCAATTCTTCCAAGGGTTACATAAAGTTCCGGTGACTCTGACATTATTAAGCTTCTGTTTCTTCTTTAGGAGCGTGCTTGTCAGCAATCTTGCCAAATGTACGGTTAATCTCGTCAGCATCGAGCTTGCCATCAGCAAGGTATGAGCGAGAGAGTTCCTGGGCAACATCGATAATACCAGCAATTGCTGCTACTGATGCAATCTTCCAGGTGTCAATCTCAATTACGATTCCACCAACGAAGATACCAGAAACCTTCAGAATAATTACTGCAAAGGTACGGCGAATAATGTCAAATAACATTCGTTTCCATTCTCGCCCTTTTATCTTTTACTATTATAGCATCCTAGTAAAGCTTTAAAGTATCCCCAGGGTGCAATGGTTTGTTGTCATTGATTTCCTGCAAACGCTTCACACGCTGCTCTACAGTCTTGTCACCTGCTGGGTGAGCAGCGGCGATAGCCCAGTAAGAGTCACCGGCTTTAATCTTGTAAGACTTGTCGTCTTTAACTTCGACCTTTGGCTTCTCAACAACTGCAACTGGTGCTTTTGCTTCTAGGCGTTTTGCTTCTAGAGCGTCAGCTTCTGCTTCGTTGTGGCTAGGTGCCTCAGCAACTGGGTCTTTGTCGGTTGCGACAATAGGTGCAGTAAGCATCATTGCCTGAACCTTAAGAGCAGCCTTCATGAAAGCAACAGGCTCAACATAGTTCTTGCCATTCGCATCCCAAATGTGCTTCTTGCCCTTGCGAATCTCCCAGTGCAAGTGGCGAGCAGTTGACATTCCAGTGCTGCCCATCTTGCCAAGCACAGTTCCAGCCTCGATCTTCTGACCAGCCTTAACCTTTAAAGAGCCCTCAACCATGTGAGCGTAAAGAGATGTGTACCATTCGCCGTGAATCTTGTGAAGTAGCACAACATAGTAGCCGAAGCCACCAACTGAACCATCTGGGTTCTTAGTCTTTGAAGGGCCGGCGTATAGGACCTTTGAGTCTGCAATAGCCTCAATGTACCAAGGCCCTTTGCCTAGACCAAAAGCGTCAGTACCATTGTGGTGCTTCTTCTGCTTGGTCACAGGGTGGATACGCATACCCATGTATGAGGACACCTTCCAGGTGTCTCCTAGTTTGCCGTCAATAGGCATCTGTAGTTTCGCCATTTTATTCTACTTTCGCATTCCAAGAAACACTTAGGTTTCCATCGTTTGTTGTGCCGTAAACTCGTGTGATTTTCACAGAGAAGCCAGTGGTGCTAACGCTATAAACGTTTGCAGTGTATGCGGCTCCGGCAGTTGTTGTGTTTACTGATGCAGTTACATTAGGTGCAGATGCAAAAGCAGTTGCAAATGTAACTGTCTGGGTTGTTGCAGTTCCAACAGTTGTTGCAAGTGTAAAAGTCGATGTGGTTCCGGATACAGACTTTGCCAATGCGGTATCAACTGATGATGCTAGTGCGCCAAAGTGGCTCTCTAGCGGAGCAATGTTGTCGCTTGCAGTTGGGTAAGCGATACCCCTAGTTGTAGTAGCCATTATTCTATTCTACCTTATCCTTAGGCTTCTGGATCGCTTCAAGAGTTGCCTTAAGCACAGCAATCTCCTGGGCCTGAGCACCCACTAGTTCACGAAAGTATTTTAGGATTTGTTCAATTTCAATCTGTGTTTCGCTCATTTTAGTTTCCTTCTAGTATTGCGAGCCTTGACTGCAATTCCTCGATTTTAGCATGTTGATATTTTATTACTGGGATTATTGCACCCAACATTCTGTCGTAGTGTAGTGACTCAACTTGACCATTTTCGTCAAATTTTACAAGTTCCTCTAGACCTGCTTCAAAGACTTCTTCTGCAACAAAACCTGGAATCCTTGGCAAGCCATCTGCACTATTCCCATTTTCTTCATAAAGGGTTTTGTCAATCCAGGTCCTAGGCCTGAGGTCTAGCGCCCTTAATCCATAGTCCACATCTTGAATGTCAAGCTTATAGCGTCTAGCAGAGGACACCCGCCTTAAAATTGCGCTGCTTGCATCTTGGATTACGTTCGCCGTACCAGTCTGAGTACCGTTAGTTGGGTAAACACCACCGCCGGGGCCAATAATGGCCTGAGAGACAGTTCCGGCGTAATAAGAACCATCAGCATATACGTCGCCGCCAAGGGATATTCCTAGACTGGTAAGATTTACTGACTGCCCGGCACCGTAAAGGTTAGTGTTAGCACTGCTAAATGCTACTCCATAGTTAGTTGCTGGACCGGTTAGGATTAGCTCACCTTCACGACCAACACCCCCACCATTCATGTAGCCAACTTGGTCTCCATTTGCGTCATAGAAAAACACGCTGTTAGATGTACCAGATATAACTACTCTTTGGCCGCCTGATGCAGTCTGAACTGTTCTACCAGTAAGCGTACCAGAGGTAATATTGCTTGCGTTAATATTGGTAACTGTTACTGTCGATGCGTTTAGCGTTCCAGTAGTTATGGAACTTGCGCTTAAGTTGCTAACTGTAATCAAAGATGCGTTAAGAGTACCAGTCGTGATAAGGCTTGCATTCAATGCTCCAGTTGTAATCTTGCTTGCACTAAGAGTTCCAGATGCCATGACGGCACCGTCGAGCTGCTCAGTACCATCAACATAAATGTTATTAACAACCGCAGTCACATCCGCAATAGCCTGCTGCGCATCCAAGACCGCCCCAGACAAAGAAATAAGAGCAGTGCTCAACTGAGTATCCCTCAGGGCGTTGCTCACCTCGCTAGTTGCAACAACATCGATCACGCTTGAAAGTTCGCTAGTAATTGCACGAGCCCAGGGCTTTGCGTCTCTAGGTAAATTATCTGAAGGAAAAATCATTACGCCGTCTCCATTAGTGGGATAACTGTGAACTCATTAAATTTTAACGCATCATCTGGAAAGTCTGCAACATCCAAAGCAACTGAGGTAAAGTTTGCAAAAGTCTTACCATCCCACTTGTCATCAAACTTCTCAAACGACACAACTGCCTGAGCGGTTATCTCGGTCTGGTCAGCAGAGTAGCTGACATTAGTGATTCTGTATTCGTTATTGTCAACTAACCTTAGTTTACCAGGGGTTGAACCAAACGGCAAAGCCCCAGCAACAGTCTCGCTCAGTGTCACAGATGGCCCACAGAGAACTTGTGCCGCTGCAGTGCCTCGTGTGTACATACGTTCAAGGCTTGTGATGAAGGGGTTGTCAATAGTTGGGGCAGATGTTTTTGAAGTGTATTCATCTGATGCGCCAGTAGCAATTGTGTAAAGTTCTTTAGAGAAGAACACACCGTCGCCTGTAATGTAAAGTGCAGGGTATTCCACGCCATCAGCGATTTCCACACCAACACGATAAGGTGCATAACCCAAGGCAGTGCTAGATGTCTGCTCAAGTGACGGTGCCGGAGGTGCAGTTACTGTAATCTCAATCTCGTTAGGGTTCTCAGTCAAGGCAACTGTTAGGTTGCCACCCTGAGCGGTCCACTGTGAAGACTTAAGCAAGATGCCATCGCTACCAGCAATACAGTACTGTCCAGAACCGCTTGTGTAAGGTAGTGGTAGAATTGCGTCAACTGCAGTTGGCTTATTCACATTAATAAGTGAAGCATCGATCTGCACACGACGCACAACAGTCTCCCCAGCGTTAACCTGGATACCGTCCGGCAGTGTCGAGTTGTAAGAAGCGTACTGACCAGATGCTCGTGAAGACTGGTCGTGAACCACATGGTCAGATTTCCAAGCAGTGGTGTAGTTGTAAATGTTCAACTCTTTAGCAGCATCAAAGGTGTTAATAGATACCGACTGTGAGCTGAGGTTCTTACCAGAGTAAGAAGCGTATGTGGTCTTTGCGTGTCTGAAAGTTAGAACATCGCCATCTGTGTAAACCTCAAAAGGTACCTCAGCACTCACACTAGCACTAGCTGCGGCACAGAGCATCTTTAGGTGCTCCCAAAGATTACCCTTCCAGCCGATAAAGTTAACTGGCACAAGGTCCAACTCGTCAGCGAGTGTGCCCTCAAACGCCAGGTTCCCTTCAGCAACTGAAACGCCGGCAAGCAGGCAGTAAGCCTCAATCGCACTCAGCAAAGTGTAGCCAGAGTTTCCGTGAGGTGCTGCGGTTACCTCAACATTAAGCCTTGAAGCAATAGTTTCTCCAGTGATTGAAACAACGCCCTCGTTGGTTGAAACCTGAGAAACCTGAAACTTTACAGAACCACCATCAGAGTGAGTCAGCTCCATTGTGTTATTAATAAGAAGCCTACTGTTTGGATGAGTGTTGCCCACCTTATTCTCAGCCACAGCAATAGCAGACGCAGTTACCTGACCTGCCCCACCATCAAGAGACTCAGGCTGAAGCGTAGTAACATCCTCAGCATATGAATAACTGAATGGAACCTTGTCTGCGGTTGAACCGCTACCAGTTACATTCTTTAAAATTACGCTCATTAAATTTCCACCATAGTTAGCGATAGACCAACTTGCCCATTGTTAATGTTTGCTGAATAGTATTCGATCTCAGGTGCAGTTGCAAACTCTAGTCCAGTAGTTCCACGACCTGAGAGGAATGTTCCAGCCTCAGGTGAGGTTCCAGTTGGTAGAAGTTGCGCCATCAACCCAGCAAGCACAAAAGTACAAGTATCGGTTGTGGTCTTTGCGAAGTAAAACTCAACCTTGTCAGCAACGGTGCTTGAGATTGACTTATTCATTCTAACATTGCTAGTCACACCAAGCTCAGTCAACTTGACCGCAGAACCTGCAGTCCCAGCCTTCGTAGGAACATAGTATGCGCCACCAGAAGCACTGATTGAACCGTGGAAACCTAGCCACAAAGTAAAGCCAGCAGGAATATAAAAAGTAAACCTGTTCGACTCAAAGGTTGAAGTCCCAGCATTAACATACTGAGCAGACTTCACCGGATAGTTCTGAGTGTTTGAAGTAGTGTCAATAGCCGAAGCAGTCACACCAGTCGCAGCAGGAAACAAGTCGGGCCAGTCCCCACCAACAACAAGCGAAGGAGAAGCCCAGGCCGGTGAGAAAAGGTTAGTGGTCGAAGCGTACGGGTCAACCCAAAAGAATGGGCCATCACCATAAACGCCATCGTAGAAGTCCTTGACAGTGTGCAAACTCGCATCAAGCGAATCCTCATTCAAAGAACCAAACCAAGACATCTCAAAGCGGCGGTGTGAAGCTTTAGAGCGGTTAACAAAAGTGCGACCGTTAAGAAGTTGCTGCTCCGTAATCAGAGAAGAACTGCTTGCCTTCATGCCCGAAGCGGGTGCCTTAATCCAGGTCTGCTTTGAAGCATTACCAAAGTAAACTTGACTAGCCATTATCGTTCGCCTCTCTGAGCAAGAATAACATTGCCAGCGTTAGCAGACTTAGCAATAGTAGTGTTTTCTGTGTAAAGAGCGATAGGGCGGTTAATCGCCTGACGCAACAGCGCCCTGTCGTCTGGTGACAAGTATACCACTCCAGAGCTTGAAGATGAACCGCCACTGTTTGTGTTACCAACTGGCATGATGCTCATGCGCTGGTTGTTTAGTGCGTTCATGAAGTCTGGACCATACTTGTTAACTGCAGCAGCACGAACAACAAACTCACCGTTTGAAAGCATTGCAGGAATAGAGTCACTGTTTGCAGTTCCCATACCATTTACATAACCACCACGAGCGTATCCGCCAGCAGTCAACTTGCTCTTAAGAGTATTTACCTGACCGGTGTAGAACGCAAGAGCTTCAGATGTCATTCTCTTTGACTGACCAAGGTCGCCAAGCTGCGCCTTCAGAGAATCAGCAACCGTGCTCATGCCAGGAACATACTTAATAGCATTGTACTGAGTAGTTACAGACTTGATCTTTGCGTCAATATCTGCCAGCTGCTTTTTAGTCTTAGTAATAGTTGTATTGAGTGCCTTAATCTGCGCCTTAGTCTCAGTGACCCATTGAGGGACAGTAGCTGCAGGAGTACCTCCACCATTCGACGAGCCCCCATTTCCGCCACCGGCGTTAGGGTCAGCAACTGGAGCGTCAATAGTTGGCTGCTGAATCTGCTCAAGGGCAGCATTAGCCTCACGAACAAATTCCTGAATCGCACGAAGTGCTGGGTCGGTATTTGCCTCAACGGTAATGTCTTTAGGTAGGTTGTTGATTACGTTAGTGAAGTCGGACCTGAAAGCGTTTGTGTAAGACATAAGATCGGCTTCAGCAAAGCCCATGTTTGTGCCCTGAGTTAAGAACTCTTTAGAAAGCTTCTCAGCCTCAGCCTTTAGGTCCTCGGTGCTCATGCCAGTGTTTGCAAGTGATGCAAGGTATGAGTTGTAGGTCTGCACAAGGGCACGAATCTTTGAACGGTTCTCAATCGCAGCCTTGCTATCACCAGTCAAAGCCATGCTTGCAGCGTCAGTGGCTTCAGCGACATCCTTGCGCTTCTCAGCAATCTTGGTATCTAGTTCTGCTAGTTTTGCACGAATGATTGCAGCACGTTCAGTATCACCGTAGCGTTCAGCAACAGTCAGTTGGTATTCAAGAACTGAGCGGTCAGCAAGAGATGAGTTAATCTCGTCGTTTGCTTCCTTGATTGCATCTTTAGCGCTTTGTGCCGCATCAGCAATATCCATCCAGCCAGAAGTAATATCGTCGTAGGCTGCTTCTTTTCCGTAACGGATGTCAAACGCAGACTGGAGCACACCCTTCAAGTCGTTTACATAATCTGTAAGACTGTAGAACTTCTTTTCAACTTCTTCGATACCGGTTGTAATACCAGTGGTGAAGTCTGCAAATGTCGCAGGGAACTGCTTACGCAAAGCAGCAATCTGCTTCTTTGTAAGTTTCGCACTCTCACCGATTGCCTTAATGTAGTTGTCTACAATCTTAAGAATGGCGGCTGGAGCGCCCATGTCTTTAAGCACAAGCTTGAAGATGTTTAGGTCACGAGCAGCCTTTTTAGAGTTGCCTGCTGCTCGACCAATGATCTCGCTGGCGGTTCCCATAACTGCGCTGAGTTTCGCTGAACCCTTCTCGGTCTTTGAACTCCAACTTGCAGTCTCTTTCATCGCAGAGCCGAGAGAGCGTAGAGAGTTCTGTAGCGAAATGTTAGCCTTTAGTCCAGAGTTTGCAGCGTCAGCAAGACGAGCTAACTTATCTGCTGCACTTTCTGCGGCACTGCCAACCTTATCTAGACCGCTTGTTGTTGTAGATACAAAACCGTTAAGAGATTTTTCGGCCGCAGTTATAGAAGCCAACTGCGCATTAAGTCTGACCATGTCAGCACCGCCAGTAACCTTACCAGCCATACCCATAATCAATGCTCGCTGGGCCTCAAGAATCCGGCGCATAGCAGCGATTGACTCTACATCATTAATCTTAACCCTTAGGTCAGGGTCGGTTACTGCATCAAGGTCTAGAACTGCCTTCTTAATCTTTGGCATAACTGCCTTAAGGTCAGCAGCGGTACCCGATGTTTCTTGGAAAGATTTAGCCAGCATGTCAAGTGCGGTTTTACCAACAAGACTTGCATCGTCCATCGAGTAAGCGAATACCTTTGCAGAGTTAGCAGAACCAAGAAGCATATCGCCAAACTGGTCCATAAGGTATGTTGGGATTGCCTTAAGGTCTCTTGCGTTTTCCTTAAAGATGTCCCCGAAGCCTGTGCGGTAATCGCCAGATGCTTTTGCCACATCTTCAAGACCCTTGAAGTAAGCCTCAAGTTCCTTCTTGCCCTTCTTCGCTGCTTCGTTAGCGGCATCAAAAGAGAATCCAGTATCCTCGATGTATTGGTTAAAATCATCATTCTTAACAATGTTCTGGAAAGTCTCGCTTTGCATCAAAGCAGACTGAACCCAAGCATTGTAGTTCTCTCCAAGGACAATGTTCTGTCTTACCAAAGAGTCGGTTGCAGAGTCAACAGAAGACGGTACATCTGTTCCAGTGACACGAGCCATGTTGCCGGCGGCTTCTCTAACCTTGTCTAGTTCTTCGCTTGCGCTCTGAGCTTCGGTAGTCACACCAACAAGTGCGCCAGATGCAATCGCTGCAGACACAGCGGTGTCCGAGCCGAACTCTTGAATAGAGGATGAGTAGTCCGCTGCTAATGCTTCACGCAAACCGCTGAAACCATTAGTTAGATCAACTGCTGCTTTTCTAGTCTCAATGAAAGTTCCAACAATTGAAGTAAGAGTCGTCACAATGCCAATAACGCCAACTGCGCTCATTGCAATTCCCATTGCACGGCTTGCAATTCCAGCAGCCTTAGCAGCTGTAGTGTACTGCTGGGTAGCATTAGTCAATCCAGTTGTGCGACCAGCAAGACGCTCTTTCTGGTCAACTGCCATAGCCTCGCTCTTGGTCATCAACTTAATCTGACCATTTGACATTTTGATTTCCTGCTGGAAACCAAGTAGGCTTGAAACTAGGTTACGAACGCTGCCCTTCATTGAGCCGTTTGTTTTACCAAGTTCAATCATTGCAGTTCTAAGAGCAAACAGCTGCGCAGTGGCACGGTATGAAGCCGCAGTCATTGCAGTAAATGCGAGCACAAGGCCACCGATGATGGCGATGGTAGGAAGAATAAAGCGACCAATATCTGTCTTGGCGAATGCTGCCATGTTATTCACGGCACCAGAAAGGAACTTAACAAATTCAGATAGGGCCTTAACTGTGTCGCTACCAGCGGCATCTGCAAGAACCTGGAAAGAGTTCTTGAGGGCAATGATTCTTGAGTCTAGGTTGTCAGCAGTCTTAGCATATGAGTCAGCCAAGAAAGTACCTTCTTCAAACGAAGTATTAGAGTCTTGCATTGACTGGTTGTAAATGTCACGGTTCTGAGCTAGACGCTGGAGAACGTTAGTCTCACGAGTCTCAGTAAAGCCAAGAGAGTCCATCGCCTTGGTAAAGTTATCAACTGTGCCAAGACCATCAAGTAGCAGGCTGAAGTATTTCTCAGGAGTTGACTTCCACATCTCAGCGGCTTGTTTACCGCTCACGCCAGCAATCTTACCGAAGGCTTCTAGCTCCTCGCCACCAGTCTCAACTGCACGAGTAATGTCAGCGAACACACGAAGCACAACGCCTCGAGCCTGCTCAGGTGCAATACCAAGTGAAGATAGGGTTGTAGCAAAACCAACAATTTCAGCAGCACTATATCCAACGTTCTTAGTCGCAGCAGCAATTGATTCGGTTAGCGCAAGGATTTCCTGCTCTGTAGCCACAGCGTTAATACCTGTGTAGGCTACGGCAGAACCAAGTTTATTAAAGTCTGTAGTTGCCACACCAGCAAGAGCAGCAATACGACCAAAGCGTTGAGCAGTCTCGTCAATGCTGGCACCGGTAACGGCAGAGAAAGAGGCTACGTTCTGGGTAAAGGCTTCGATGCCGTTTGCAGTAACACCCATTTGCGCACCAAGAGTAGCAATCTGAGTAATGTCACCAAAGGCCAAAGGCATAACCTGAGTCAAACCAATCAGTTGGTCTTTGATCTTTTCAAGTTCTGTTCCAGTCGGCTGCAACGCTCGCTCAACGGAAGTAAAAGATGATTCAAACTGCGCTGAAGTAGTTACAACTCCACCAATTGCCTGGAGGAATCTAAGGGCGGAACGGGCTGCAGTTTCATAAGTAGATGACAGGTCGTAAAGTGCGTAGCGACCAGTGACCATAGCGTCAAGCTCTCTACGCTGGGCCTGCTCAGTACGGCGACGGTCTTCAAGAACGGCAGCATAGTAAGCCTTGTTCATCTGCTTAGTACGGGCCATGTCCTCACGGATAGCCTGACCGTGCATCTTGTTCTGAGCGGCACGGGTGCGCTCTGCCTCGGTAAGTTGCTTAGTGAACTTGTAGGTATCCTGTAGACGCTTCTGGTCTAGCGCACCAACCTGCCCATCACGGACCGGCCCAAGAGCTGCGCTACGAGGAGCCTGTGGCTGGAAGAAGTCTTTAGATGCAGTTGCACGACCACCACCACCGCTAGAGCGGGCAGCGTTCTCCTTTTTGATGTTCTCAATGGCATTGTCGGTAGTCTTATCGGACTCCGCACGAGCGGCCTGAGCAACAGCCTTAATCTCATTAGCAGCGGCACTAGCATTGGACTTGTTAGCAGTGCTCTTTACTTTACCAGCAGTCTCCGCCTGCTTAACCAAAGTAGCAAGAGCCGCTGCTGCGGCTTGCATCTCTGCAACGAAACCACTAGCATCAGCCGTGATTTTAGCATGAAATGAAGCGTTGTCCGAAGCCATTTTACCACCTAAGAGAAATAAATACTATACCTATTCTACCTTATCTTTTTCAACTAAGGAGTCATAATAGTCCTGCCTTGTAGGCATTGGGCTATCGTCATAGGTGTAAGCAACGACATAAGGGTATTCTCCGTGAGAAGTTCCCTTACTTTTCTTTTTCTCCTGGACTTCGTGCCACTTGTCAAGTTCTGCTTTTGCATAGCATTTAGCAATCTTGACTTTGAAGCCCACATTGTGTGCGTCATCGTTACGACAAATCCATATAGGATTGCCACACTCTTGACAGGTTTCATCCTGTAGGTTCTGGTAAGCCTCTAACAACATGAAATCAAACGGCTCCCAAGGGTCACCCGGCTGCTCATGAAAGATCATGGCACACGGGCGAATCCCTGCGGAGATTGAAGCTTTTATCTTAACAACGTGCTGCCTATTGGCGGCCCATGTTAAGACTTCGGTAAAAAACCTGCATCAGTCAGTCCCTTAAAGAAACCGCCGGCAAGAGTGAGTTGCTGCATTGTGGTTACAAGGATGCTCCACGAGTCAGCAGGAATCATGGCACGAACACCCTCAAGGTCCTCATAGGTGAATACACGCTCGTCAACGTTGCCGTTAGCGTCAGTCACACGGACAATGTTATGGGCAATAAGAGATGACATGTAGTATTTGTACCAGTCGGTCTCTCGTTCGCCATCTTCATTGTCTGGGTAAAGCTCAGAAGCCTTAGCCTCCACCGCTTCAACAACGCCCTGGCTTACGCCACGCATTGAGAAGATTAGGCGAGATGCCTGGACTTTCTCGGCAAGAGCATTAGCCTCAGCCTCAAGAGCCTTAAAGTCTTCTGCGCTCTTGAGGTCTGTGATGGCAGACATCTTCTTTTCAAGTTCGATTAGTTTAAATGCCGAATCAACGTCGGTGTAAATGGTGACATCCTTCTGAGGATAGCCACGTCCTTTAATTACTTCGCTAAGGTTAAATGTTCCCTGCGATTGTGCTTCTTTTACGAGTTCAAGCGTCTCGTTGATTACTTCAGTTTCGCTCATTTTTGCGCCTTTCAAGAGTGATGCCCATTAGGGGGTTTAAGGTCGGGGTGGGGAGAATGGGCGCAAACCCCACCCCGACCGGTCGTTAAGCTACTACAGTCTTGTTAACACCTAGTTGACCCTGAGGGCGGAAGTTAACCATGAACTTCACAGAGTCTTCACCTTCGGTGTTGTCCATTACTGCGTCAGCAACAAACTTGTAAACCGATACAATGTCGTCCGCAGCAATCGCAGCAGAACCAGTACCGATACGAGTTACTAGGTAACCAGTAACACGAGCGTCAGTTGCAGCCTTGAATGTGTCGAAAGCCTCTGCGTATGCACCAGTAGTCTCCGAGGTGATTCCACGGAAGAATGTTAGTGAGCCAGAGAACTGTGCGAAACCACGTGACTGAGCGTTTGACTTGTCAGCGATTCCCTTGTCGTCGATCTTGTTTGACTCGCCGGCACCAAGGTCGTAACCATCCCACGCAATAGCAGCGGTAAGTTCAACACCAGCAGTGATTTCTGCTGCGCTTGGACCTGCAACGAAGTCAGCCTCGTCAGCGATTTCAGAAACTGGAACCCAGTAAACTGATAGGTTTCCGTTTGACTGAAGCTTGGTTCCAACGATAGCCTTGGTAACTGGGCCTGAACCTGCGGTACCAGCAGCAGTTGCAACGTTTACAGCAACTTCACCAGTGGTCAAGAAACGAGCGCCATCACGGATCATTTCACCATCGCCAATAAGGGCGATAGGGAAGTCAGTGGTAACACCGTAAACAGATACTAGGTCACCCTGAGCAAAAGCTGCATCATGGGCCTTACCAATACGCTTGATTAGGTAGTACTTGGTGCCAACGGCTGCGTCAACAAACTTGGTCTTAAACAAGTTGTATGCTGAGTCTGCAGCGTCGTTAGCGTCACGGAAGCCATCAAGAGATGCTTCGTAGTTGTATAGGGTTGGGGTTTCAACAGTTGCGTTGTCAACGATAGCAAGTGAAGTATCGGTGTCAGAGTCGGTCATGTTGAGTGTGTAGTCGTCAGTGACGGCCTGTGAAATGTTGAAGACCTTAGTTGCGTCAGTTAGCTGCGCTAGGGTTGGAGCCCAAGTCGAAGCAGTAATGTCAGCACCGGCAAAAGCATCGGCAGATGCGACATAGAGACCAACGTTAGGTCGAAGCATCTTAGTAGACATCTTCTGTTCCTTCGTTCTCGATGATATTAAATTCAGGTTCTACCAATTCTGGCTCGACCTCTGGAGCAGGCTGCTCCTTTTGTTTCTTTTCTTTCTTTGGTGCAGCCTGAACCTCGGTGCCTACGGCAGCAAGATTCTTGCCCAAAACTGGGTGTGTGATGTAGTGTTCCGGCACAGACACGATCTGTCCTGTGCGGATATTCTTAGCTTGAGCCATCAGAATCCTTCCAATACTAACTTCTATGATACCACAGTGTTGACTGCAAAGGTAAATGAAACCTCGGCAACATACTTCACTGGGCGTGAGTTTGAGTCGTACAAAACATACGACCTACCAACGTTTTCTGGTTCGAGAATACCGGCATCAGTTGGTTTGAAGCCAGTAAGTTTATCTAGCACCAAATCAGCCACCTGACGGGCAGAGCGTTCCGATGGGCCAACACAAGCAACTACTACGGCAGACTTGCCAATGTCCGCTCTAGGGCCTGTTATGCCCCTCTCAGAGGGCATCTGTACGAAGCCTGCATAGTTCGCAACAATGTAAGGTAGAAGCTTGCCTGTGTCTGAGTAGACTAGGTTAGCGTCATCTGGCACACCGTTGTCGTAAACGGTCTGTGACAACTCGTTTAGTTTAGTTGTGATTTGATCTTGAACTGGTAATAGTGATAAAGCCATTAGAATCCTGCCTCGTCTCGGGTAGCGGCCTGTGTCTTAAAGTTTACGAAAGCGCTGAAGCCAGCAGCACTGCTTTCTCTAGAAGATTCAATAACATTGCGGTTATTGCTTGCTTTCTGCTGTCTAATAAAACGCTCAAGTTCACGCTTATTAATGTTGTCTAGATAAGCCTTAGACGCTGCTCTACGAGCAGGGCTCTGGTCGTCACCGGTCATGGCCCATGCAGCCTCAAAAGAGTAAGACTTTCCAGCAGAACCCCCCATAAGGGCAATCACAGTTGAACCACGAACATCCTGCTTACCTGTCAGGAAACCCTCAGAAAGCATCTTACGACGCATCTTGCCACGCATCTTGTCACGAGTCACGCCAGCAGAGTTCATTGGCTTAACGGTGTGCTTGCTACCGTCACGGAGTTTGATGTCGAAGCCTTCTTCTTGGCTCATGAAATACTGCTCTCCGCCACCGAAAGGCGTAGGAAGACCAAACTCGGCACCAACAACGTGCTCAGAGTTAAAAGAGTAAGACTCGTAGCCCACGGACGCAGCCATAGCTCCAGAATCCACACGAGCACCGTCATTAAAGCCACGCTCGGCATTCTTGTTCCTGTGCCAGTTAGTGCCAGTTGAGCTACCGCTTAGAATCTTAAACTTCTCAATATACTCAGCAGACTCAGCGGCATACCAGTCAACCACATTTTCCAATGTGGTCAGGTTCTTTTTAATGTAGCGATTAACTATACGGTTAATAGACGCTTCATTAACATTCCACTTCGCCTTAGCGGAGATTCCACTAGACACTACGACGGACCTCTTGGTCAACAACGCACACAAGAGTGGTGGCCCAAGCGTTTGAACTATTCACCACGTCCTTAACAGTAAAGATAAGGCGAGTTAGGTTAGAGTTGTAAGCGGCCTCGGTCACAAAGATCTGGTGGTTAGGCTTAATGTCTAGGCTTGGAATAGTAGGAATATGAATCTCAACCTCTTGAATAGAAGTCGGATTCATTCCACTAGTAGCCTTCGAGCCTTTGTTCACAGGCTGGATGCGAGCATCGCCAGTCCAAAGAACTGTGCGGTCGCTGCTCCAAGTGTTAGCAGTAGCGTCATAAACGCTTGATGAAATCTCGTTGTCAAACAACTCAATTGTGCACAAGAAGAAACTAGCCCCAACCGGACGGTTGTGGGTTAGCCATTTAGGGTGAACTGCTGGGCGAGAGTTTAAAGCCATGAGTTATCCCACGCTTCGGTATTACCGACAACCTGGAATGTGTCATAAGAGTCATACTGGTCGTCTTTATCGGCCTCTGCGAAAAGCATCTTAGACTGTTCACGAAGTTCAGCACCAAGTTTGGCACCATCAGTTGATAGATCGTAAGTCTTGATAACTTTGTTAATCAAAGCCTCAGAAGTGGCAAGCACAAGTTTGGCTTGAGCAGCAGCCTTCTTCACGTTGTTAGCGTAGAGGGTTGCGAAAGCCTGGATCTGTGAGTCGCTGAACAGGAAAGAAACCGCAGCCTCAGAATCGGCTGGGTTTTCTAACTGTTCAACATCTGGAATCAGTAGGCGAACCTGCCCGATAACTGTTGAATAGTCTGGTGGTGTGATGTCTGGGGTTGGCATAGTTCTATTCTACCTTATCGCTTCGGAAAAGCGGTTGTTGACTTTAGTGACCAGATACCTTTTGACTTAGAGTAGTCAAGGGCCTTTGGGTCGGTCGGAGCAGCAGTAACGCCGCCAGAGCTAGACTTTAAAAAAGTCCAGTCATCCTTAAAAGACTTCATGCCCTTAGAGTTTCCGCCATATCTGTTTGACATTATTCAGTTGGTCCAATCGGGAAAATGTTTACCTCTGGGTCAGCGTGGTGCAGGATTACAGCCTGCGCCCACGCTTCCGCCTGCTCAGGTGCCCACTCAGTGCCATCTGGGTACTTAGCCTGATAGATAAATGGAATCTCTGCGCCATCTTGGTAGATGCGGATTTCATTGTAGTTACTAATTTCATATCTCATTATTTAGGGCTCCTAATATAGTTTGCAGTATTGGCAATATTTCCAAATATGTAATAGTGGTTGGATGTCTCAACTATGCTTCTCATTACGATAACACCGCTAAACGCCGTTGAGGTAATAGTTGTCCAGGTAATTCCATTACGTGACGTGTGAATCAATCCGTCAGCGGTTACGACAATAAACGTATTGTTTATAAATGACGACCTTGCGGCAGTTGTGCTTCCTGTTGCAGACGGCAGCGCACCCTGTGCCCAGGTTGCGCCATAGTCAGTTGAGTAGTTTGTTGGAATAGACGAAGCACCGGTTACAAGAAACGTTCCATTCCCGGCAGAGATAGAAGACCAGTCACTAGCAAGTGTCAGCGTGCTATCAGACCAAGAAGACAGTGGTGCAGTTGATTTACGAGCAGCGGCTGAGTTGGTTGGAATTGCAATATAAGTGCCATCTAGATATGCTATTCCATAGTACCCTAGAGTCCCTACTGTCCCAGTTGACCAAGTCGCACCATTAGCAGATTCTGCATAGTTCACTCCAGTAGTCGCTCTATTTACAAGAGTAAATTTTCCATTCATGTATCCACCGACGACTACTCGAGAATCCAGCCCAGTTGTCCCAGCAGTCCAGGTTGTTCCGTTGTCTGTATATGCAACTGCATTTGAGAGTGTTGTGGCGTTTCCAGCTGCAGCAACTATTCTGCTACCATTGGACATAAACACTCCCCAGCGAGACGAACTCGGTAAGCTTCCAGTCAACCATGAACCAGTTGCACCAGTCGTAGAACGTGAATACGTACTGCCAGTGGAGGTAGCGCTTGTGTAAGGCCCGGAGTAAAGTATTGTTTGGACTCCAGAAAATCCCGCGACTGCGCCTTCAAGGTAACTACCAGAGGTTGGTGTGCTCTGCAACTCCCAAGCGTTGAATGTACCACCAACCACTGGGGTAATAGAATCAAAAACTGCTTCTAGGTTCCAGATACCTGAGTTCTTTTTGTTACCATAAAGTGGGACATCTCCGAGTGCTGGTCTTAGTGCAATTACGGTTGTTGCATAAGACATAGATGTACTTGTTGTTGCATAGCCCCAAGACGGTGAAGTGTATGCCCCGGATGCCCAGCCACTATAAGAACCAAAGCCAATTACCGAGAAAACATTTCCTCCAACTTCCGTGATTGCAAGTTGACGGAAATTATCAAGAGTAGACGTATAAGGTGTTGTGGATTCTTTTGTAGCACTTAGTGCAGTTACCAGTATTACAGAATTTTCTGTCACTGGAGTTATTGCTCCAAATGCAGGAACCGCAGTATTGGTTCCTGTCGTGGTAACCGATGTTACGTCTATTGGAGTTGTTGCATCAAGATTTCTCCACACATGGAAAATTGCAGTTGGGCTAATCGAGGCAGTGCTTTGTGTTGACGTAATGACAAGACTAGTGTCTGGAACTGCACCCATTCTCTTATAGTAAACTGCAAGTTGAGCGTCTTCAGTATCGCTAGAGTATAAGTCAGATATCTCTGTCCAGCCAGTAGCTGAAAGTGCTGCGTCTGTAGCCCAGCTAAAACCAAAAGAAACAAATACAACATCGCCCTCGGCTGGAGCCGATGCAATTCCGCCTGTTAATGTGGGGAACGTAACGGTCTTATTACTGGTCATGGAGGTATCGCTCCAGGTCCCACCGCCAACGTAAGTAGGCTCAAGCCTACCAGTAGTGGTCCCCATCACGTAAAGGTCGGTGGAATTGTAATCAAGCGTTGCGCCAATCACTCCACCATTGGAGAAAACGCTTTCCATAATTAACTAATTTCTTCGTATGAACAGATAGCCTGTAGGTCGCCAGCGGTTCCAGCAGTAAGACGAAGCGAGTCACCTTCCTGAAGGTATAGACCAACATCTTTTGAGATCACCACAAGAGATGCGTCTGCTGGGATTGTGATTGTGCTTGCAATCATGTAAGCAGTTGATGAGCGAAACAAGTCTACTGTAATATCAGCAGCAGTAGTTCCGTCAATGTTTGAGGCGATCAAAGAGTTAATCTTTAGAACCTTGCCAGAACCACCAGCGTTAGAAACGATAGCGGTTGCAGTTGTTCCAACTGATTGCACAGCGGTGATGCCGTAGATATTTGCTACGGCTACGATGTTTGGGTTTGCCATTTTCTATTCCTTATCCGAATACAATAGCCATAGCAATGGCTTTTCCAGTTGTTACGCCAGTGCTTGGGGTCTCCCAAGAGGCTGCGGTTCCGTTGCTAGTTAGCACTTTACCGGAAGTTCCAATACCAAGTCTAGCAGGTGCACCAGAGGTTCCACCCACAATTAAATCACCAGCAGCGGTCATTGGGTTTGTAACTTTAGCTGCAAGATTGTCAACCAGGTCGGTGACATCAGACTGTGCATGGGTGTGAGTTGCAGCAGCAAGACCAGCCTCAGCAGCGGTCTGATTAATCCACATAGATGAAGCATCATCATATGCTAGAACTTCATTATCTGCAACGCTAGTAATGTTCACATCGTGAAGTTCGTTGACTTCATAGCCATTCTGAACCTTAACAAGAATTGCACCGTTAACTGCGTGGACACGCACAACAACACCAATGTAAACATTGTGTGCTGGCTTTGCAGGAGGAGCGGCAAAGACAACGCCACCAGCAGTGCTTGATAGCCATACTGAGTCCCCAGCAGTTGCAGTGGATGTGTCAACGCCCTTTAGTAGGCCGTTAGTAATAATTGCACCAAGCGAACCATCGGTGATATTAGAGATTGCAAGACCAAGGGTCTTGCTTGATGTAGATTCAGCATCAGCGTCAGCAAGAGAAGCAAGTGCGTTATCTCCATTGGCTCCAGAGATGTAAACTGCGGAACCCTTGGTAATCGTTGAACCAGTAGAGTTCTTTACAATCTCCTTGACGACAGCAGTAGAAGCGTACTCAAGATCAACCCAAACATCAGCACCATTGCCATACTTGACTAAGTGGGTATCGGTCTCAAGACCAGCCTCACCAATAGCAAGCACAGAGGTGCTGGCAAGCCAGTTGGCAGCGGTATCTCTGCGAGTTTTAATTACAGTTTGAACTGGCATTATGCAGTCCCTCCATCGATGGTATTAGTCCATTGAGTATCGTAGTCGTTTACAGATGTCTTTACTAGGAACGTGTGTGTAGCTCCGCCAGTAGGCACACCAGGGCCAGCAGGACCCTGAACCGTACCGGCATCAATCCATTCGGTACCGCTCCAAACATATAGGTGACCATCCGCAGTTACCACCCAAGCATCATTTTCAGTGTTGCCGGTTGCTGGCAGGTCACCAACGGTTGCTACAGTTCCAAGAATAGAGATAGATGCACCAACTGGGCCCTGAGCACCCTGCGGACCGGTCTCCCCCTGTGGGCCTTCTGGACCAACAAGGGACAGGAGCCATGCAGCCTCAGTATCGGTATAGCCATTAGCAACAGCAACCTCGTAAGCAGATAGGCCATCTGCACCATCAGTACCATTAGTACCGTCAATACCATTAGTGCCGTCGATTCCATCGACACCGTTAGTACCATCAGCACCGTCATTGCCGGCAGGAATCGTTAGGTTAAGCGTCTGTGTCGGAGCAGTACCAGTAATGGTCGCAGCCGCAGATGAACCGGCAGCTCCAGTGGTTACTGTGCCAATTGAAAGAGAGTTAGCAGGGCCAGGAGCACCAACTGTGTAGTAGGTGCCATCCGAGCTTGCAACAGGTGCAGCGTCTGTAAGGTCAACAGTTGTGCCCTGAGGCAGCGAGAAGCTAAACTCGCTCATTGGCACACTCGTGCCGGATGCATCTGTTAGGCGGAAAGTTGCCTTCCAGGTCCAGTTGACTGGATTCATTTCAGTGTCATTAGTTGACACTAGGCGAATGCCCCTAGGTGTATCTCCGCCCTGAGGCCCACAAACATAGCCTTCGCTATCAAGCGTTGCCTCTACAGTTGCGGGCAAAATAGTCACAGGTGCTGGAGAAGCGGTAGCGTCTTTAATGTTCGCAGGTGAAGGGGTGAAGAAAATGCTTCCTTGAGCAGCAACGCCATCTGGGTATAGGTCAACATCAACGCCGTCAGCGTAGCCGAGCAGGAAACGGCCTACAACCGTACCGTAACCAAGGGTAGTTGGCAATGCCATCTTAACTCACCAATCCTGCTACTGGAGCAACTGTAATAAGGTCTATAGTGGTTCCTAGCGGAACAGCCAATGTGTGAGACTGAATACCCCTTAGGGCAACATCGTTCGCATCAGTAAGTTGGTACTCAACATTGTAGAGCCAACCAGTAGGGTCGTTATCTTCATCGTCAGTAGCAATAAGTCTAACCCCAGGCTCGCCCTGTGGGCCGTTCAAGTAGCCATCAGAATCTATCGTGCAAGTAACTGGACGAGGAATGATAGTTACTGGTGGAGTTGCATTATGGTTACGAAGCTTTTCGACCAGCGGAGTGAAATAAACATTGCCTTTTGCAGGCACGCCGTCTGGGTACAGATCCAAGTCGGAACTATCAGCATATGCGATTAGAAATCGTGCTGTGACGGTTCCATAGCCCACATTTGAAGGAAGTTCGTTAGCCATAATAATCTATTCTACCACAACTAGGCTGTTCCACCGTCAATGGTCTGGCTAGTTCTTGAGGACCAAGATGAGCCGTTCCAAATCCATGACTTACCAGCAGCGGTAAACACGTCATTAGTTGCTGGGCTATCTGGGAAATTAATCGCTGCCATTATTCGATAACCTCAGGTGCAACAAAGATATCATTAACCTCATCGTAAGTATCGCCAATGCCAGCGAACTTACCACGGAAGTTAGCGTTGTACGAAGTCTGAATCCACTGACCCTCTAGACCAAGTGAGTTTAGATACTCTTCGCCATTTGCTTCATTCTCATTAGCAACTACAACAACGTTAGTTACGATGTTATTTTCAATTTTTGCAAAGTGTGCCATTATAGTGCGCTCCAATACTTAATAACTGCAATCCCAGAACCTCCAGAGAAGCCATTTCCAGAAGATAAAGAGCTTGCTCCGGCCCCACCGCCGGTATTTGCCTGACCATTTACATTGGCTCGGCCTCCACCATTTGTTCCCCAACCAAGCGCTATTGATGTATATGTTCCATTAAATACAGACGATGCAGCACCACCACCTCCACCACCATAGCCAAATGCTCCAGGCTGACCCTGTAGAAGGGCATAGCCAGAAACATATGGCGTACCAGTGGTTGGTGTTGTTATGTAAACCGACCCAGAGCCGCCACCACCGCCTAATCCTCCAGCTGAGGTAGTGGTGGCTCCAGCAGCAGTAAATAAGTTACCAAAAGACGAAGCTACCCCTGCTGATGGTACCCCACCATTTGCTGTGCCACCGACACCACCAGCTCCAATTGTTATTGTATATGTGGTACCCGGAACAACGGTAAGCACCTCGTAAAAAACAGAGCCAGCACTGCCGCTACCTGACAGCGTAGCAGATCCCCCAGTAGTACCCCTACCACCACCACACATAATCAGCTCGACTGACGTGACATCGTTGGGGCACACCCAGGCCTGTGTGGCTTTTATGATGTCGGTTTTTTCAACCTTATTAGCAAAAAGGTTTCTATATGAAATAGCCATTATCCAATTCTCCAACCATATGTAGAGCCAGTGTAAACCAATACCACAGCAGCAGCATTTTGGTCAAGTAGCACAGAGTCGAGAACTCCGTTAACTTTCAGCGAGTTATTTAGCAAAGTTATGTTGTTCGTGCCAGCAGTATTAGCGGCATCAAAAATTTGAATCTCATCACCGAGAGATGCAGATGCGGGCAAAGTAAGTGTTCGAGCAATTGCCGTATCTACGAAATACTTATTGCCAGCAGTCAAGGTTATGTCAGAACTAACAGCAATACTTGGCAGTATTCCAGACACCCCATCAGCGCCATCGACTCCGTTAGTTCCATTTGCTCCGTCAGCACCATCGGCTCCAGGCTCACCCTGAATGCCCTGAATACCCTGGATTCCTTGGACACCCTGCGGCCCTTCAGGGCCAATAAGCCCACCAAGCACATCAACCCAGAAGTTATCGTAGCCAACAAATAGAGTCGCAGTGCTTGAGTCGAACCAGAAGGTTCCATTCACAACAGTTGGTGCAGTCTCAGCAACAGTTACAGACGCACCACCAGAGGCAGCGTCAATCCATTGCGTGTTGTAGTCTGTGCCGTCAACCTTGGCAAGTACCTGACCGGTAGTTCCACCAGCAGCCACTCCTGGACCAATAAGCGAATCAAGCCACTCGGCTTCGGTGCCAGTAAACCCATCAAGTTGTGCAACCTGATAAGCAGAAAGACCTGTTAGACCCTGAGATCCAGTATCGCCTTTATCGCCCTTAGGGCCAGTCGCTCCAGTTGCACCAGTAGGACCAGTGTCGCCCGTTGGACCAGCAGGACCCATCGGACCAGTATCACCTTGCGGCCCGGTAAGACCCGTATCACCTTTCGGTCCCTGCGGTCCCATAGGACCGTCCGGACCTGTTGCACCTGTAGGCCCCATAGGCCCCACGTCACCCTGCGGTCCTTGAGGACCCTCAGGTCCGATGTCACCCTGAGGTCCAGTAGGTCCCGTAGGTCCTGTGTCGCCTTGCGGACCTGTTGGTCCTGTAGGTCCAGGTTCACCCTGAATCCCCTGTAAGCCTTGCTCTCCTTGTGGTCCTTGCGCACCATCTGCTCCCGGTTCTCCTTGAATACCTTGAATACCCTGGGGGCCCTGTGGCCCTTGTGTTCCAGTTCCAGAATCGCTTCCGCCACCCCCACCGCCAAATGGACGCTTGTCAAGCTTCTTAATTTCAAGCTCAACCTTGTCGCCCCACTCTTGCGATTGCGCAGGTAGGTTGCTGTCTGGAAAAATAATCATTATGCTCTTATTATACCTTAGAAAATGAAATGCCCCCGGAGTACCAAGAAAAAACTCAACGGGGGCATCTCAATGTGAACACAACACAAGTAAGGTAGGAGAGGACCTTACTCGTTTATTCTACCATAAAGAAAACCCCTCGCCTTGTGAGCGAGGGGCATTCTTATTTGGAGCTATTAAGCACCTGCACCTGTTGAAACCATGGTACCTGCTGGTACTAGGAATCCACCGGTTGCAATGTGACGAATTCTCATCTCGAAGTCGTCGTTGTCGAACGAACCATCACGAGCTGGCACATCGCCGCCGCCTAGGAAAGTTCCACCGTTCATCTTGATGCGAAGTTCTGGAGTCTCGTATCCACGTAGGAAACCAAGAGCTACAGATGGGTTCAAGGTTGCTGATGGTACTGGAATTAGGAACCAGTAAGCGTCTGCACCTGAGTTGATCTTCTTGATCCAAGGGTTAACAACAATCTCAACCTGTGAACCGATTGGGTTACCAGTAACGGTACGGGTCAAAACGTCACCTGAAGTTACGTCGGTCTGAACTGACTGCACAGCAAGAATCTTGCGAGCGGTTAGCTCAAGAGCCGCTGGGATAACCAAAGCGAAACGTGAGATTGGAGTAACTGGCTTGCCGTTGTATGACTGTAGGTTCGCAGCCTGGATAGCAAGTTCTAGAGACTCAAGAGTTAGAGCAGTGTTGCCAGAGAAAAGGTTCTGGTTGGTTGAGTTGAAGTTAGTGGTGTTAATTCCACCAGTAGCAACAAGTTGCTTAGTAACTTCTTCGTCTTCCTTACCAGCAGCCTTTAGAGCAAGTTCCTGAGGTAGACGCTCTAGTAGACCGATGTTTCCATCGTTAACGATTGCTTCCCATGAGAAGCGGATACGCTGACCGGCCTTCTTTAGCTGAACTGATTGCTCAGTAGCTGCGAAGAAACCAGCAGTTGGGTACTCGTCATACTCACCAACAGTTGGAAGTGAACCATCACGGTAAACATCTCCACCATTGCCCTTGCCGTCATCTTCGTACTGAAGGTTCAGGAAAGTCTGCGGACGGAAGTCATCAAGAACCAACTTTGAAGCGAACTTGTCCCACACCTTTGGTGCAGCAGCATAGTTAGCTAGAAGGATCTTGTTGATTGCTGGGGTCAGCTGCACAGGTAGGTCAGAAGTGCTGATACCTTCCTGAAGCTTTAGCTTGTCCATACGGTCGCCGTTTAGTGCACCTTCAAGAAGTTGTGCGGCCTCGACGTGGCGCTTAGTAATGTTCTCAGACATTATTCCCTATCCTTACGCAGCAGCCGGTACTAGACGAACATAAATGTCGCCAGCACTTGTGCCAGACTTAGCGGTCACAGCGTGACCAATGAACTTGTTACCAGAAGCGGTAACGTTGATAACTCCACCTGAAGTCATGTATACCGCTGCGCCAACAGTGATTGCTACAGATGTAGAAAGCTTTACAACGCCGTTTAGCTTAAGGGTGGTGTAGTAGTTACCGTCCTCGCCTGCGTATGCGTCTTTCTGTGCTAGGCCAACAATTTGACCAACCTGAACCATGTCACCTGATACTACGGTGCTAGCTACAGGAAGGACAAGCTCATTGCCGTCTTTGTAAATCTCGTTAAGAGCCATTTACGTTTTCCTTACTTCTTCGAGATGCCAGAGACGATAGCGTCAAGTGCATCGGCGTTAGTTGTTTTTACTGATTCCTGGATTGCACCAACGGTGTCGGTTACTACAGGTTTTGCTGACTCAGTAACAACAGATGCAAGGTAAGCCTTCTCATCTGCAATTAGTTCGTCAACGGTCTTTGTGCTCACCTTAAGTGCTTCAGCGATACGGCTGATAGCAAGCTTTGGCAAACCTGATTCGTTGAACTTAACAGCAACTTCTACAGCGTCCACTGCCTCAACCTCATCAGCTGCGTCGGCTTCATCAGCCTCAACAACTTCTTCAGATTCGGCAGGAGTTGCAGACTCTACTAGAACCGAGATCGATTCGCGCAGAGGGCTGATAGCTTCAACAAGGGTAGTCTTTAGATCTGCAATAGCAGCATCAAAATCTTCCTTAGTCATCATGCTTTCATTTCCTTCCGAAAGAGATTCAGACAGTTCTGAAACTCCTTCTTTTCTGGTGTAGCTTTCAAGAAGCGACAAAAACTTGCCGCCCGCTCCGGCTACTGTGACAACATCTACGCTGGTTAGTGGGTCTGCCACTAGAGTTTCGATGATTGGCCCTTGTCGGCCCTCTGCCTCTCCGACCTTGGCTTCACCAAGTGCGTGGATTGACAAACCTACATCCCCAGCCATCTCACGAA